GTGCGCACATGTAAGACCCCCCTCCCCGTCAAAAAAAGAGGCCCCCTTTTTTAGAGAGGACCTCAAAGCTCCTGCGTAGAAAACCGAAAAAGTTTTGGGCTTATTTCAAGAAGCGCAACTTGTAGAGGGTGGAGTTGATCAATGTGGCGATATTGTCTACTTCGTTTTGGATCTCGCTGTCCGGCGGTAGCACTTGTCTGTTTTCTTTGACAAACTCTGCCAACTCTTCAAGCTCCTGCAAGCCATTGGCCGCTGGGTGGTAATACATCTCAGGGTATTCAATGATCTCGCCCGTTAAGCCCTGTATGCTTTCTACAACACTGTCAACTAGGTCTGGCAGTTCCTCATAAAAGGTTCCCAAAGCCACATGTTCTGCGTAGCTCTTGGTCTGCAAATGCAGGATATGGGTGTTTGTTGCTGCGTGTAACAGGGTAAGGATGAATTCGCCTTGGGTCATTTGATCGCTCCAATGTGCTTGAGTACTCTCTCGGCTGCTTCTACTCGCCAAGGCTTGAGTAACGGGTTATTGGCGATTTTATGCCACTCTTGTACTTGGCGATACCACGCTTGGTCAAAGATCTTTGCTTTTTCTCTTTTTGACTTATCCCCCTGATCCAGCCATGTGTGGCACTTGTAGCACCCCCACACGCTCATGCAGTCGTCAGCCTTCAGCCCCTTGCCTTTGCCGTGTATCAGTTCATTTGAATGGCAGGCCACTGTTGTGCTGCCCTCGTCACCATCGCAGTACGGGTGGCAGTTGAGCAGGCATGGCTGTCCTTGCGCCAGCTTTAGTAAATCAGGATCACGGTACATTAACTCATCGCCCTTGCTTCAACACGCATATTGAATTGTTCAACCTTGTACTTCTCAAACGCCAGCTTGGCTGCTTCCATTTTCCATTTCAGGGTTTCTTCTTGTTCGACAGCTTCACGCAAACCACCAAGCAAAGCAATGTAGTCAGGATGTGCATAGGCATACGCTTCTTTCGCACCAAGAGTTCCGCTTTCCTGTGACATCAACAAGCTCTTCTTTGAACGCAAGAATTGCTCAATAAATGAGCGTTCTGCCTTTGCTTTGGCATAGTTAGGTGCTTCAAATCTAATGAAATCAATGGCTTTTTGTGCTTCTTCTTCAGTCATTTTTGTCCTTCCAGTCTTTTAAGGCTTTTTTGCCCATGTCTGTCAATATGCTGCCTGAGTTCACCAAACCTCTACGCCTGAGTGACCAATATGTGTTCCATGAACCAGGCTTTTTGTTATCCAACTTAAATTTCCAACCCAAAGCAAAATGCTTCAACATAAATACTTGATGTTGGCTAAGTTGAATTTTTGCCATTTTTACTCTTGACCTTTCAATTTCAATCCATGTTCAGCCATAGCTTGTTTAATAAACTGAATTCCTTTTAAACCAAGATTCGGGACTCGTCTTAAATCTCGCTCAGTCCAAGCGCACAATTCTTGTTTGCTTAGGATATTTTCTGCCTGTAAGCATCTGAAATATCTAATTGGTAAGTCAAGTTCTTTTAAATCTGCGGTTTTATAACGCTCTTGGCGTTTTTCTTCCTCTTCCCACTCTCTCAATATTTGCTCACGGGCTTCAATCATTGCTACCGCCATTCTGAAAGACGAATTAGCCAATGAAAATCTATCCATCATCCCATTTTTTTGTATTTGAGCTGTCATTGCATTCGTTGCAAAATGGTCTAGTAATTCTTCTTTAGTCATGATTCTTTTCCTTTAACTTTGCTTCTACCAATTTACCAAATACAACAGGGTTAATGAGTGTTTTTGATAATTCTTCCCACTTAATGCAGTGTTCATTCCATAAATTATTTAATTCTTGTTCTGTTAAACCTACCCACTCTTTCTTTGGCTTGCGGTAAACAGGTTGCCCAAGATGTTCTTCTATTTGCCTCTTACGCCACAAGCTTTCTTTCTCGATTCTTACAAATTCATCGTCTTCGTCTGTCATTTTTTAATTCCTTTTTTAACCATTTGTAAAAGTTGTCTGTTGTCTTTGCAGGATCTGATCTACCCGGTTTAGTCCTGTACTTGTGCCCCTTCTTTTCCTTTGGATACCAAGGTGCTCCGGGTGCAAGTACTGTCTTAAAAACCATTCTTGTCCTTGAGTTTGGCTTCGATGGCTCGGGCAAAGTCTTGCGTCCAACTTCCAAAGATAATTCTCCATTCCTTACATAACGGTTCTAGTTCCTCATCCGTCAACCCAACCCATTCACGCTGTGCTGCGGGTAGTTGCTGTGGCATCTCCATCAAACGCTCGTCAGACACTCCTACCCAACCACGCTTTTTTGCCTCTTCGTATGCCTGCATCCCTCGCTCCCCTATGCCTACATTGGTCTGTGTGAGAGTAAAGTGGCACAGCCCAGTGCTGCACACAAACTCTTGTGGTTGTGGGGTGGTGTAGATGGCAACCATGCCTTCACCACCCTCATACCAAAGATTGACGCTTCGGCAGTTGTGTGGGTATTCGCTATGGCTTTCAATGTCTTCGATCTCTAAGTAGCCAAAAGGCTCTTGCTTCTCTGCCTCTGCGATGGCTTGACACAAGATGTGGTCAGCCATTTCGTAGTCATGTTTGTCCATTGCCTCAACAGCATTTCGCATAGCTTCAATGTGTGACATACGGTGCGTCCTCCTCATTGGCAGGGTTGTACTTAGGTAGCCTGTGATCGCTTGGGATCGGCGTTAGAGGGAATGGCCAGTTCATATCAATTCCTTTACAAATGCTTGTCTATCAATGCTTGAACACCCTTTTCGATGTCCCCATCACCCATTTCTTTGAGTGATAGTGTTTGTATGTTATTTAACTTTACTACAATGGTCAAGCCCTCTTTTGGGGTTTGTTGTATTTTTTCCGATGGTCTGCCAGCACCCTTACGCTTGCCACCCCTTGGCTTTCGTGGACCAACAAATTGATCCCACCACCAATCCGGCCTTTTCATGTACTTTTCGTAATGCGTAAGCTTTTTGGGGTTGTAACCAATGTCGTCCCAATCAGTCAAGCTGCTCCCTCCTCAAGTACTCGGCCAATAACAAAGCTTCAGCCCTGCCGTTGTCCTTTTTTCTTGTCAGCGGTGCTTGCGGCCAAAGCTCTCTTGCCAGCGATAGGCTCTTATCCTTGTCAGAATCGAGTTTGAGGGCCTTTTTCCATCTCTGAGGGGTAACTATGTGCCAAGGGCAATTGAGGCGCTGTGCGAGGCTTATAGCGGCTCCAAAGGACATTCCAAATTTAAAGCTGGATGACACCCCTTGGCCGGGCATGCTGTGAACAGATTCCACGATGACCTGAAGGTCTTGTCGATCACGGGCTTGGCTGATCTCTGCAAAGACAGCGTTTGTCAGGATGAACTGGTGGTCGTTGAGCATGTCCCCACAAGAAATGTAGTCGCCCTTGTGATTGATCATGCCCCAAGCCCCTGTGAAACCCGGATCGATGCCGAGGTACATCATGCCGTTTCCTTTGCTATTACCCTTACACGCCTGTGAATGATGCATTCAGACACATAGTCAATACACCTCTCAAGTTCTTTGACCGTCGTTTCCTCTAACTGTTGGTCATGCACCGCCATCGCCAGTTTGACCGCCTGTAGTTCAGGACCCGTAAACACAAAGCTTTTGCCGCTCACACCACGTTTTCCCATGTTGTAAACAGCGTCCTGTGCTTCCTTTATCTCCGGTAACCAGTCACCACCCTTTGCCGGATAAAGGTAAGCAATGGCTTCGGCTTGGTTGAAAGCATGAATTAGTACATCAACATGATCTCTGTCACCTCTGCCAAACATGATCTCGTCAAAGGCTGCATGGTTCTTTGCTATCAGGGTTGTGCCAGCGTTTGGTACTTTGGCTACAGGTAGTAGACCTGATTTGACATAGGTCATCACATCAAGTCTGATGCCCTTGGGTTTGTATTTGGAGCGTTTTTTCATTTTCTTGCTCGGATGTCTTCAGCACAATGTCTTGGCTCAGTTGCAGGAATATCTTGCAATTCGTCACACAACTTTGCACACGCCTCACGCTCACGCTCTGCTACCAGTTTGGCAAAGGATTGAAGTGCCTCGTAAGTCCAAAGGCGATACCCTTCTTCGCTTGTATCTAGTGTCTTTGAAATTTGTCTAGCCATCTCAATGATTTCATCTTGTCTCATCTCATTTCCTTTTTCGATTCATCTATCTTTACTTTTACAAGTTCAGGTAAGTTTTTGAACAACCCAGAATCATCTTCTCGTAACAAACGGACTTGATGACGTGCGTGATCGATAGAACCGGGATTCATCGCCATAGTCGCATAGTGATCGGCTAATCTCTGGATCAGTTGTTCGTACATCTATATCGCCTGTTTTTATCAATGCTTGGTTGATTAACCTTAAAGGGACTAATCTGTCGTGTTTTGCTTTGTTTAACAAAAGGTGTGCTTGTTCTTTAGTCATGGCATAGCCTTTGCAAAACTGTTTCTCAACTCGGCCAAGTCAGCCAATGCTTTACGCTTTTGTTCTTCGGTGTACTTAACTGTTGGGTTGTAGGACAACTGCACCGCATCAGGCACAGGCACTCGAGGACCATCTTGGCAAATTTTTCGGAACTGCAACGAGGACGGTGGTCGATCAGGGTTGAGGTGGTCCAAGGCATAGTCCATACTGGGTTTGTAGGTCAAGAACTTGCCCAACGTTTGCATCCACTCTGAACGAATGAGGTTGGCATCGATGCCTTCCCATTTGCGAGCAAAGTCGTTTCCGTAGATAGCATTCATACGCCCGAAGATGTAGTCAAAGCCAACATCTGCTTCACAGTAATTTGACATTGTTAACCTCCAGTACATTGTCATCAGGTTTAGCCCAGAAAGGCTTGGGTGCGGTCAGACCACGGGTAAGGGTAGACATGGTGTTTGACAGGCGTTCGGCATTGGTCTGCTTCTCTTTCATCCACTCTGCCTTAAACGATGCCCAGTTCCTCAAGCAACATTCCTTGATGGCATCTTCAATCGACCATCCAGCTTTCTGACATTCGTTGACAAACAACTTCCAAGCTGTAGCCGTCAAAGGTGCTTTCTTCGTTTTGCGAATCTTTAACCAATCCTGCCAAACAGAAACATCAAGCCCGTCAGGGCATGCAACGACAGTTGCCTTCTTCTTGTGTTCTGTGTCTTGTGTAATGTGTATTGTGTCTTGTGTAGCATTGCCTTCGGATTGCGTTCGCAATGCGTTCGCATTTTTAGCCTTATTCCATCTAGCTTCAGCGCTTGCTCTTGCCTTGGCAGATTTGTCACCAATTCTAGAAATCTCGTATTCAGCCCTCTTGGAAAGCCAACCTTTCTTAGTTAACTGAAAGAATTCTTGTAATACGGTCGCAATGCAATCGCTATGCGAACGCATCCTGATTTGCCTAGCTATTTCAGGTATGTCATCAGGAATAGGGCATTCGTGAAA